GGGACCACCTTAGAAGAGGGGCTGTTAAATATAATCGAAGAGCATAAAATATCTACACAATGAGTAATATGATTCTACTGCTCGGAGAGCAATCAAATAGGAACGCCAAGCGTAAGCAAGAGAGGGAAGCAGAAAAGCTTTTAGAGACTATGAATGCCTGCGAGATGCTATTTTATAAGTCTTTATTCGAGGAATCATCGAATAGCTACGAGGATATTTACAAGCATTACTTAGTAGAGTGGCAGAATGGTGCTTCCTACTGCACTCAGGTATATAAGCCTAAATACACTATCGTTAACCCCATCTACTTTGAGCAGATGTACAAACCAATTGAATCAGTATGATAACTATCTTCATCTGTGCATTCGTGTACTATGTCTCTAAAGAAATGGAAGAGGCTTCATGGGAGAACTCCTACCCGGACAGCTGGGGCAGCTGGTGGAATAATGACACAAGTTGGGTCAATAAGCATAGATGGGGAGCAAGGATGGCTAAAGGTATGGGTATGCCATCGCTGTCTAAATTTTTAACAATCTTGTTTCAAACAGCATTAGTATTCCTTACGGATGCTTCTCACTTCTTCCAAGCTGTGAGGGTAGCTGTATTAGTTGTGCTAGTAGCGCATATAGCTTCCTTAGAGGCAGCGATTGTGTTTTGTGTAGGGTATATCCTCGGAGGCACTATTAAGACCATCTTAAAGTCATTCGGAATAAACGTAATAAAATAATGCCTAAAGCAATCTTAGAGTTTAATCTGGAGCAGGAAGACGATGTCCTAGAATACAAAAGGTGTCAGAATGCCTATAAGATGGCATTAGTGCTGCAAGAAATAGATCAATACATTATGCCCAATGCAGATGGAGACACGCAGTTAGCGTTCTACTCCCTGCTGGAAGAGCATAAAATCAATATCTCAGAGTTAATATTCGGCTAGAATATGTGGGTAATCCTGCTTACCTGCCCATGTATAGGGTGGTGTAGGAATCCCTCAATCGCCTTAGGAGCGTGAACGTAACCTTGTTTCGTGTGCCAGCCGTCACTTCCTGAAGCTGAGCGCATTACCTCTACGTTTACACCCATATAGTCTTTGCTTACCTTATGATGTAAATGTCCGAGATAAAAATACTTATGCTTTACCATCCATCCATGCCCTGCTTCATGTGCCATTAGCAGCGGTAAGTCTGCTTGCTTTGCGCCATCTCCGTGCGTTGTACCAATGATGTTTTCGTGGTATTGGAAATACTTTCTGTGCCTCATGTCCGCATCAAAGGTGACATTGCTGCATTTAGAAAACCAACTCTTGATGGAGTCCACTAAAAAGAAGCCAGACATAAAGTCGTGGTTGGAGGGATTGAACACGCAGTGTACATCCGCCACCTGCATAAGCATCTCTATTACCTCAATCATTACCTGCTTTGCCTTTAGGAAGTTTTCATACCACATACCATCGGTGTCTTGCGGTGTGCCTGCGGTAGTAGTTCGGTTAGGCGTGTCGGTGTGCAGAATATCGTTACCAAGGATTAATAACACCTTGTTAACGTTATAGGGCGAAGCCTTAGAGATAATGCCTTGAACGCCTTCTTTGACACGTTGTACGGCAATGCTTGAGTTATACTCTTCTCCCGTTTCAAAGGAACTCGCTAACTTGCCTACATGTATGTCGCAGGGGTCTACTACAAGTAAGTGTTGATCGCTTAATGCGGCACGATTTATTACAGGGTAGGTTGGTGCGTGCAGCTTGACGTAGCTTATAAAATTATTTTTCAGCTGCTCAAAGTCGTCTACTTGCTTTTCATTCTTAATAAAGATAGATGCCTCCTTAGTTTTAAGCCATCCGTGACTCCAGTTCTCAGGTGGCTCAAAGCCATTATCAGATAGGTCTTTGGCAAACTTATTCTGATTCCTTAAATAGATGCCTATATGCTTTCGGGAGGTTTCGAGTCCGTGCTTGTCTTTAAGGATAACCCTTATTTTGTTGCAAGATAAACCCGATTTAGAAAGAGACATTATCTCTTCTTTATAAGGTTGCAATTTGTTAGGTAATGACATTATGCTGTTTTTTAGTTAGTTGTGGTAAACTTATAACATTTTTACTTAACTTTGCATAAGTTCTTCGAAAGAAGCGGTCAGCAGCCGAAAAAATGCAAGAGGGTGAGAATCCCTCTTTTTTCATTATAGGGCTATTATAACTAAGCCAGCTGCTAATAAAGCAGTAACAGTATGAGCCACCCTAGCTCTGTTTTTATTCTTCTGAAGCTCCCTATTCTTATTCTGAATTTCATTAGATAAAACACCTATCTGCTTAGTCATTATTTCATTCTTCTCGGCATAAAGGTAGACTATTTCATCTGTTGCTTCTATACGCTCCATAAGGGCAATTCCTACCTCTCTACAAGAGTCTAGTTCTAATGGCGTAGTAATAGGGACTTTAATCGAATCGTTTGGAGCGGTTTTCCTGACCTCTACAAGCCTTTCTCTCCACTTTACTTGTACAGATACCACTCTCTCAATTATCGTGTCTCTACGAGCCTCTAAATGGCTCATAGCATTCTTCATAGAATCCATGCGATATTCGTAAACAGAAACATCTACGGATGGCATTGGATGCCTTGTTTCATAGTTCATCCAGGCAAGCCATAAAAGCAAGCCAAAGAGAGCTAAATAATTTAGAGGGTTTCTCATTTTCTAGCAGCAGAATAAGCGATAGCAGCAATTTGCTTTGCACTTCTTTTCTTGCCTTTAGGCTTTGACTTATTTGCAGTAGTCAATTCTGAGATGTTTGAAGAGACAGCCTTAGACATGGCTTTCTTGCTTTTTCCTTTAGCTTGCTTGAGTGGCATGATTTATAATGGTTAAAGTGAATCCTTTTGGAGCGGTAGACATTAGTGACTTCATAGTGGCTTTGCTGTTAAGCACATCGAGTACCCCGTCTTTGTTTATATCAGAGAACCTGCTGCCTACTAAAATGCAGCCAAGGATGTCTGTATGGTAATTGCCTTGGTGGATGAGAATCAAATCACGATTAGGCACATTGGATAAATGCAAATGCTTGCTATACTTCTGAGAAACACGAGGGACAACGATATACTCTCCTACCGGAACGCAGGAAACTTTACGCTCGTTGTTCTTCCAAGGGAGTTCTAAGGTTAAGCATTCGAAGATCTTCTTATTGTCTCTGTTAAAGATTTGAAGAGTACCTCTTGTCTGCTTCTCTTCGTGGTGAATCCTAGTTAGAGTCGCTCTCATCTTCCTTTACTTTAGTAATAGGATGGATGTACTTAGCATCTAAATGCTCTACAAGCTTCAAGCCTCCAAAGCCTACTAAGAATGCGATAGCAAACTGAGCAGACTGCATATCAAGGTTGGCAATATCCACTACAAGTGGAGTAACGTAATTTGCGCTAAGAGTGCCTGCGATTACAGAGAACAGCTGTGTACGAATGTCAGCGTCTTTCTGCTTGCCTACTAAGAGTAAGCTGCCAAAAAAGCCACTAAGAGCCATGCCGATGTTTATTCCGATTTCGAGTAGGAACTGCTTAACTTGTAGCATTAGAGGTAGGAGTTAAGGGTAGAAACGAATGCCGTGTAGGTAGTGCCTAAAGCTATTAAGTCAGGGTTTGCAACGGAGATAGATACACCCACCTCTCCCGAAGGATAGATACGAACGACATAAATGCCAGTAGTCGGGTCAATCTGCACTCCTACAATGTCCTTGTAGTTTAAGAAATACTGCCTTCCGTCAGCGTAATCGAGCCTTAACTGCTCTGTGCCGAAGTTGAATGCTGTCAATGATGGTAAAGCTGCCATTGTTTATAATTTGGTACTAAGGTAATACAAATTAAGTTATTAGCTTTCGCTGAAGCCGTGCTTTGATACTTTTGGAGTTACCTCGTACTTAGCTAAGTGAGCAGGAGGGGCAATAGTCCACATAACATCCACGCAGTAGCCTTGAGATAAGACCGCAGGGGTAACTACCTTTTCGCCATCCATTACGGCATCTACCAAGGTGATATGCCCTAAGTCAACGGCATTCTCTGCGCCTTCTACTTGTAGGAAGCCTACTTGCTCGCTTGTTGCGTTTAGTTCAGCAAGGGCTTTTTCTTGTGTCGGAAATTCGTATTTCTTTATCATAATGTGGTGAGTTGTGCGAGTTCGGAATTTGAAAGGCGTTCGGTGTAAATGGCTGCTGCGGAGATGCGGTCATTGAATTGCGCTGCATTTGCTTCAGTTTGACCTAAGTCAACTCTATTGTATGTATCTGCCCCACTTGTTGCACTTGTTCCAATTAAGCTGCCGTTTATGTAAAAAACTATTTCTGCATTTGTATAAGCAATGGCTATTTTGTAAGTTCCAGCAGCTAAAGTAGATGAACTAATTAAAGAAGTATTACCATCTTTTAGAGTCCTGATTTGCATATCTCCCATAGTAAAAGCCAAACGATTAGATGCAGTCCCATCGCTAATTCCAAAGATTCTCCGACCTGCTGTGTTTTGAGTTAATCTCACCTCCGCATACAAAGTACCCTCCGTTTGCCCTATCAACCCACTCACGGCTGTATCAACAATCACATCAGCGTTGCGGGTTTGTGTCGTTGCAACGGTAGGGATGTACGATGTGGCTACGCTGCCAGTTTCGAGTTGTGCGCCCCAAGCAAGAATGCCCAACACCCCATCTCCGTTAACTTCTACAACGCCATCGCTTGATGCTGAACCTACAAAAACATCAATTTCAGGAGCGCCAGCTATTGAAGGAAGCGACAAGATTACTTTGTACCAGCCATTTGAAAATGCTTGTATGCTTGCTGTAAGACCTGCTGGTATTGCGCCTAATGTGCCTGCGGCTAAATTTACGAACTGATTATAGCCAGCACTATTTCTTCTATCAAAAAGCCTGATTCTTGACCAAGTAAATCCATCTTGCTTAACAAATACGCTAAATGTAATAGCAGAAGAAGATGAAAACACAATGTTTGTACGATTAATATTTGCGTTTATTCCCGTTGCGTTGTTGGCAATTATTTTATCGGCTGTACTCGCTCCATCGGGAGCAACGGCTACATTTGCGCCAATCGTTGAGTTGGTTTTAGTCCAATAAGCATCACCAAACTCCTCACTCCTCAACAGCAAATTAGTAGCAGCAGGCTCGACTAATAAACTTGGACAGCCACCGCCCGTGTAGTCGAGGCGAGGGACGCCCGATGCTACGGATTCGATTAGTCCCGAAGCGTTTACACGGGTAGCCGTTGTGCCTCTTGTAACGGTAAAGTCACCTGCTCCCGATTCGGGTAGCTGTGAGTATAGCTTCGCTGCTTTGTAGCGGTCGGGGATTATTAGTAGTGAAGGTGTAGCCATTATAAGGTGGTTAGTGCTGCGAGTTCAGCGTTAGTAAGACGAGTCGGGTAGAGAGCAGCGGTGGTGATGCGGTCGTTGAAGAATTCTCCAGCAGTAGAAGAACCTAATCCAATTATGCTTGGCGCAACAGAAAAAGAACGAACATCCGTGCTTGTTACACCAATCTGCGTTCCATTTAAAAAGACCGCAGTGCTTCCTGATTGATAGGCAAAGGCTATTTTATTTACACCATTTAAAACGGGTATGCTTGTAAAAGTTGTGTTTAAGGAATTTGCCCTCCATCTTGCAGTGTAAGTATTTCCAGCCCCTTCTTTTCTAATAAACAACTCGTTGTTTGCATCTGCAAATACTCTTAGTAAAATAGATTGAGTATAACTTGCCAATAAGGTATTTCGGAACTCCGCATACAAAGTACCGCTCGCTTGTCCAATCAAAGCAGATGCGCTTGTTAGGGATATTACATCGGCATTACGGGTGATGGCTGTCGTGCTTGTTTTAATAACGCTTGTAGCTACTGCGCCTAACTCCATTTGGGGTAACCCGATGCGGATGGTAAAGTCGTAGGCAACTCCGTTCGTAACGCCTAAGTTTAAATGAGGACATACAAAAGCCGTGGTTGCGCCTCCAACGGTTAAAGTTGATTGGCTATACCTTAAAAGGTTTGTGTTTGGGGTAATTGCTAAAGCAATACTTGTGCCTGCTACTACTGCGCCTCCCGATGTCCTTTCAAATCGTGCAATCTCAACATTATTAGGATTGCCATTTAAAATCGCAACATATGAAGATAAAGACCAATTTTGACCAGTTAAAGCAGCTATGCCTGTGTTTGTTTCAAGGTCTATACGAACTGGTGATGATGAATTGGCTGTTCCCGAAAATCTTAAATCTAAATACTCAATTCCATTTTGAACGCCAGTGCCTACCACTTGACGAGTTAAGCCTCTATCAATTGTAAAGTAATTTGTAGGCAGCGTTCCCGGTGTTCCAGTAACCGCCCCCACCATCGTGTTGTTGCGTATGCTATTAGTAGCAGCAGGTTCAACTAAAAGACTTCCGCATCCACCGCCCCGATAATCAATCCTCGGCACGTTGGCAGCCACGCTCTCAATCAACCCCGAAGCGTTAACACGAGTAGCAGTAGTGTTGCGTACTACCGTGAAGTCACCTGCGCCTGAAGGAGGTAGCTGCGAGTAAAGCTTTCCAGCTTTCAGCATATCAGGGGCAATATATAAGGATGGTGTAGCCATTATTCTTTTAGTTTAATATTTCTTCTGCAATTTCATATGAGCAATCAAGGGATCTAGCATCGAATCCGTTTCCACCATCAGCTAAAGACCTTGTCTGAGTGTTCCAAACTAAAATGTACTCGTCAGTAGCAGTTGGCATATCCTCTATGAAAGTGGACTTAGCACATCTTGAATTGAACCTCGTATCTACGCTTCCTCCGTCAGTAGCAGCTCTGCTCATATAGCCCTCATATATAGAAGTCCAAAAGCTAAAGCTTTTAAGGATAGTATTCAAAGCATCGATAAAGGCTTGTACGTTAGTGCCTAAAGCAGCTAAGTCAGCCTGCGTAGCTTCCAAAGTCTCTCCTACCAATCCCTTCTCAAACAACTTAGCAATGTACTGACCGCTCGTAGGGTCAATTAACGTAGCTATGATTTGTCCATAAGGGACATACCATTGCCGACCATCAGCATAGTCGAGCCTAATGAAGCTGTCGCTTAGGACGTAGTTAGTGAGCTTGGATAATGCCATGTTGCAAATTTAGCAATTTAAAACTCGTTAATAATCACATTCAAGTTATCCAAAGTAATCGTAACCGCATGGGTAGAACACTTAACGTAAACTTGGATGGCGTCTCCCGTAGCCAAAGGCACAACGCATTGCGTAGGGATAGTAGTTTCGTTAGCAGAAGGCATAATAGATACAAACTCGGAGCAAGGCCATAGCTGTCCGTTCTTAAAGAAAGCAACGTGAAGCTTTCTGCTAGACTGCCCCGTTAAAGCAGCAATAGCACTAAGCCTAAAGCTTTTGTTTGCGCCAGTATAAGTTACAAGTCCAGCGGTATTAACACTTAATCCGTTTCTGCTAAATCCTACCGTAATGGTAGCGTTTAAAGGCAACCAAACATCTTGCGTTAAGACAGTAGTGCCTTCAGTAGCATAGTCAAAGAAGTTCAACACACTCGGTGTTTCCTCAATGTATGTTGCAGCGTCTTCCATCCATCCACCAACTCTCGTTGCGGTGTTTGCGCTCGAAAGCGTTTCGTTCTTAATTACTAACGCATCTGTAAGTAGCTGTCCCATTAGTTAAATGTTTGGTCAAAAGTGTTATCAAATATTCTTGTAGCGCAAGGCTCTAAATCATTCAAGCAAGTGGCATCACCACGAACCTCTATGTTAAGATCAACAGATATAATATACAACTCGGTGTCCCAAGCAATATCTGCTCCATCAAACTCGGAGTTTAAGTTAACCCGTATGTCGTATTGCACAGAGGCAGCGGTAATGTCTATATAGACTGCTCCGTAAGCCTGAGCAAGGTTCTCGTACATACCAGTAATCTTACTCTTAATCAGAGAGGCTACCTCGTAAGGCTTCTGCCCTTTCCTCTTGCCTATAACTACTAAGCGCATAGGGAAGATAGTGTTAAGCAAGTCTTGGCAGCCTATAAAGACCTCATCTACCAAAGTGGTATTCTCTGCTCCATTGTAGCGGATGTAGGCAATGCCCTCAGTCCACTCGTAATCGTTTATAACGTGCCGATAATCGCCATTAGAGCAATATACAGCAGGGATAGTAGCATCCCCATCGGGAAGCATCTCCGCAAAGCCGTAATGCTTAACAAGCTGATATTGCTTCAGCCTCTCAAATATCTCGCTCGTAATGTCCGTTACTATCATATCCTCAAAGTTACGTTATTTGAGATTTCTTATTGAAGGTGGATACAAACCGCCTAGTGAAGAATACTTCCTCTTCCCTAGTCAAAGCAAATATCTTCTTGCCAAACTTATTCTCGTTCAATACAGCCTTCTCAGCAGTTTTAGTGCCTCGGAGTATTGCTGCCCAGCCATACCTTCCAAACTTCCGTAGAGAGCCTATAAATGCCCTCTGCGTTCTTCCCGTGTACACCAAGTCTACATACTGGCTTTTAAGACCTTGTATCTGCTTTAGCTGCTTGTATCCACCAGGTAAAACCATAACGGGAGTAGCCTTCTTAGCGTTAGGAAACTTAATAAACATAGGGCGAGTGCCACCTCCTTTGTTAGGTCGCTGGCTTTGCTTAAAGGCAGACTTAGTAACGAAAGAGTTCTTAGAAACTACTAATGGCTTAGTAGAATAGTTGCCTATCTTACTTTCATCAGCAGCCTTGCCTTGGATAAAGATGCGAGAAGAAACCTTCATATGCGTAGCCTTAGCTGCCTCTTCTAAAGACTGCTCTGCTGCCGCTTGTAAGGTATTCTTTTGTCTTTTAAGCTGCGCTATGAATTGCTCAGGGGTCATGGGATTCGGCTTGCCTGCCTTACTCTCTGCTTACAAGAAAAACATCCACTCTGAGGTAGCTGCGCTGCATCAAAGTATCTCTGCATATAAGCATCGTACTGCGCTTGGTAGTATTCGCCTAACTCTTGGTTGCGCTCTCTGTTGTAAGAGATAACGCCATTAAGACGCTTAGAGAACTCCATCTCTTTCAAGATAAGCATTCCAGCCTTGTAGAGCAAAGGATAGCCTAGCTGCCCTATATGAGCGCACAGAAGGCTCTCAAAGCTACAAGCCACTTGGTAGTCTATACTCAAGCCACCAGTCCAGCTTCCACCGCTAATGTTCTGCTCAAGGATAGATCCGCTTGTAGGGATTTCAATGGTCCGCTCAAGCATATTGTCGTACCAGCGATAGTTTCTTCCGCAGCTTCCGCAGTTATAAGTAGGGTAAAGACCTGTCTGAAAAGAAGCAACAGATGTAGCATTGTACACAACAGCTAAATTAAGCATCTGCCCATTGCTGGTGTATTTCTTATTAGTAACTAAGCGAACGGGTTTGTTAGCAATTGCATTCACCGGGATGGTGTCCAGCGTGGTCCCCGTGATAAGGTCAACCACCAATACGTTAATCGTAGCCGTAACGGGTAGTAAAAGCGTAACAGCATTCAGAGATACACTAATGTAGTCTGCTTGGCGGTAACGCATTCCTATGCCTCTATAAACAGCAGAAGCACCTAAAGAACGTAAAGACTCAGGGAAGTATCCAATCTGTCCGTTCCAAGAGCTTGTAGTGTAGTTCCAGCGGTTGTAGAGGTAAGATAAAGCCTCTGCCTGCATCATAGTAGCAGCTTGGTCAATCTTCCTCTGAATGAGCGTAAATGCGGTAGAATCCTCGCTGTTTACCCCTGCATTCAAGTCTTGAATAGAGATACCCGTAAGGTCGTTTATATACAGACCGCTTGAAGGTTCTTGCGCTTCGCACAACCCTCTTATACCTATTACATTATTCCAGCAACTCATGGCTCAAAGTTAATACAAAAAAAAGGGATGCTTTTCAGCACCCCTCGTAATTGCGAACCTTCTAAACTTAGTTAGAAACCTTGCCGTTGAAGACGTAGTTAACGTCATGCAACTCATCGGTAGTCAAGAAGATGTCTTCAGGTAGAGTTACAAACTTGTAGCTCAATCCCATCCAAAACTTCCATGTGTTACAATCCAACTGAGCATAGTAATCGAACTCCAAGCCAGTCTCAGGGTCTACGATAGTACCCTTTTTGATAGACTCATCGTCAATTACACGGATGCCTTGTGCGCCTTTGAAAGCGTTGTAGCGAAGCATCTGTACAGCACCAGGGGCCATGAATGCGAATTCACCAGCACCGAATACAGTGTCAGCCTTAGGCTCGAAGAAGAAGTATGACTGAGCATCGCTCTGCATCATTGCCTCTAAGTCTACGTTTACAGTAGCGCAGCAATGGCTCTTCAAAGCAGTCATGTACTTTTGGGTCAACTCACCACCGATGATGATAGGACGATCCCATCCTTCAGCAACTTGGTAAGCGTAAGTTACATCGCTCAAGTAGTCATCCAAGTAAACACCAGTAGTGTTGTTCTTAGTGGCAGTAGTCAACAATGTGCCACCACCAGCCAATTTACCAAAGTTGGTAGAAAGGAAAGATACAGCCTCAGAGTTGATTGAACGCTTGATAGCTTGCATGTGCATAGCTAATTGGCGAGCAACATAGTTCTCGTCACTTTCGCAACGTGGAGCGAGTTGGTCTAAAGAGAGAGACCAGCTGCGTGAAGCACCTTCGGTAGGGTCGATGGTGTACAGCTTAGAGGTCTCGCCAAAAGTAGGACCAGCAGCACAAGTAAGTTCAGCAGAGCTTGAAGTATCTGCGTCAGACATACGAGGTTGGTAAACAACTTCAACAGCACGGTAGTGACCGTTCTTTGAGTCGATTTGGCTCTGCAAAATACCTGCTTCGTTCATCGGAGATGTAACGGCACGCAAGGTGTTAATGAAGCCTGGGAACATTGTAGGGTCTGCTTTAAAGTAACCCTCGTCAATGCGGCCCTGAATATCAGGGCAAGAAACGAATGAAGAAAATGCGTAAGACATTGTTAAAAATCAAAGTTTTTGTTAAACGGCTGTTAACTGCCCAGCCAAGGCACACTTCGATGTTTAATGTCCATCGAGACACAGCTTTGTCGTGCGATTACTAAGCTTTAGCAGCTGCGAGTGCTTCGAGATGTCCTTGCGCCCGTGGGTGAATGAACCTTCTCTGCGCTCCGTTGCCTGAGCCAGTATTTGTCTGAACAGATGTGTTGGTGGTTACCGTTTTAGAACCTGCCTCTCCTGCTTTTTTAATTAATCCAGCTTTGGAGGCTTCAGATTGGAGAATTTCTTCAGGGGTCATATATCCAGTCCCCTTTTCATTCTTAACCTGATTTCCAGCCTTATCGGTAGCAATCAACTTGCCATCAGACAGCACAAAGTTAAACTTTTCTGCAATATCAATTTCAAAGCCTTTCTTAGCGTATTGATTCGCTGAGTCAGCCCATTGAATAGAAGACTTTACTTTGTTCAATTCCATATCAGCCATGTACGAATTGATACGATTATTGAACTCGCCCTCGTTCTCTTGTAGCTTCTTGCCTAAGTCAACAGCAAGTTCTTCTTGCTCTTTGCTGCGCTTCTTAGCGTCTTCCAACTGAGCCTTCAGTTCCTTAATCTCTTCGGGAGTTTGGCCTGGCGTTTTAATCTGTGCCTGCAAGTCATCAATCAATCCCTTCTGCTTCGTCTCAGCAATCTCGAAGAGGTCACTAAGCTTCTTGCCTTTTACTTCTTCTTCAGTAAGTCCAAACTGGCGTTTAAACTTAGTCTCAAGAGTGCCGAGAGTCTTCCCGGTTACCTTGTTGCGAATGTCTTCATCATCGGCAGCAACCTCACGAGAGACATAACGCTTAGATAGTTCATCCTTAAATGTGTCGAGAGATTCAAACTCTACTTCTTTGTCAAATAGCCATTTGCTAATTTCCTTGTGATCGATAGCCATAATTAGTTGTTTGGTGTAATGGTTTGTGGTTTAATCTTCTTCTTGGGAAGGACTTCGATTTCAGATATTTCTAACATCGGGTCTTTCATTTCGCTTGCAACTACTGCCTTGCCAATCTTGGTTTGAGCAATAGGCTGCTGTTCAGAGTAGGTCTCATCCTCTACTCGGATGCCATACTTTGATAGAAACTTGGAGTTTCTTGCTGTTGCCTCAGAAATAAAAATTACTCCACGAGGACCAACGGCTCTGATTTTTCTGTCCATGGTTTGTGTTTTTTGATAAAGTTAAGTAAGAATATTTGAAAATCAACTATCTAACGGGAATAAGCCAGTGCCTACATCTGTATCCGCCTAAGTAAAAGAAGATAGTTGTCCTTGTTGTATTTGGTATTTTACCTTGCCAAGTGCCAATGTCTGCCCATGACCTAATTGTATCTACATTGTAAACACCGCCATTTCTAGCTACGCAGAAGTCTCTCGAATCCTTAATCAATCCACCAGCATATCTAAACTTGGTAAAGCCTAATACCCTTGAAAAGGTGCTTACCAAAGACCTTGTGATAGAAGTGAACAGCGTGTCGGATAAAGTGTTCGCAAACACAAATAACCTGCCTTTACGAACGGAATCTCCTACAACAATCTCCTTAAAGGAGTCTTCCAATACAGACCTCGTGCCTGCTCCAGCAATGGCTAGAATCAAAGCATTTTGGATAGGAGAGTAAACAGATGCGTTTATTTCTGTTAGGGACTCAAGGGCAGAACGCTCAAGGCTATTTTGCTGCGCTTCAATGGCTTCAATGTCCTCAGGGGATAACTGCTCGCCAATAGACTCGAAGTAGTCTCTAATGAGCTGAAACTGCTCTTCAAGCTTGTCTCTATAAAAGACTAATGCCTCAAGGTATTTACCGCTGCCCATAACCCTTTCTGCCTCCTGCATAATGCCATTTACAGCAGCGTAGTTCTCTTGCGAGTTAGCCACCTCATCACCATCATACTTCAGGTTACGCAACAAAAGCAAAAGGAGTGCAAGTAATTCCTCTTGCGACTCCTCCACCTTCTCCATGAACTCTTCGTTCACAGAGTCTAAATTGTCTTGTATCCTGCTTTCTAATTGCTCAGGAGTCATTATGCGTTCAAAATAGTGTCAACAGATAATCCTTGTTGTGCTTGTGGAGTCATCTCTTTAGCCCTAGCCTCAATGATAGCTTTCTGCTCCAACATAGGTAAGTCTAAGAATCCTTCGCTCTCTTCTACCAAGCCCTTAATAATGGCTTCGATTTCAAAGTGCATAACAGCCTTCCACTTCTCGGCAATGCCTGAAGCAACTAAAGAAAGCACATCCTTCGGATCTAAGTTGAAGTAAGGGTCAACTTGAACCGATAGCTTCATGATAGCACTCTTAGCCTCTTGGATAGGGAAGCGAGTCTCTAAGTACTGCTGGGCAAGCATAGCGCGAGAGAAGTTAGGAGCGTGTTTAATCTCCTCTGTCAACTCTGCATCTGTACGCATCTCAAAGTTCTGCGGATAGCGTACTGCTGGCATCTGCCACTCAGCGCCATAGCGCATAGAGCCAATCGTATCGATAGCAAACTCGAAGTCATCGAATACAGTATTAGCAAAGCGAAGCAAGAAAGAATACAATTCTTCCCTATCGATAGCCTTACCGGTAGCTGTCTCTCTGCCCGAAATCTTCTCGTTGTTCATTACATCAATACTCAAAAGCTCGAAAGCCATTTGGATATTCGTAATAACCTGCTTGTTCAAGAACTCAAGAATCTCGTGCTTAACATCAATGAAGCCAGCAGGAGGAATGTTTATCTTGGTCTCTGTCTCGCTGGTAAAGCGGTTAGGTGCTTGAACTTGGTAAACGCTCATCGGACCAAACATACGCTTAGTGCCTGAGCCACCGCAGCTGCTACAAGCAATAGCTACCTTCTCTTCGAAGCCGATAGCCTCTTCAGTCTCTCCCGTGCCATTACAAGTATCGCACTCATCAACGTATTCCCACTTCTGCAAGAAGGCGTGGCTGAACTTAGACATTTGTAAGGTAGAGAAGTCACTCACCGCTTGGTCAAGGGCAGGTACTGCTGGGGTATAGAATGATTGGAAGTAGTAGTCTCCTGACTCTTGTACGGATATGCCACCAAGTCTGCGACAAGGCAAGTATCCTAAGTTATGTCGGTAGTACAACTCAATCTCGAACTCAAAGTCGGATTTTTTCCCAACTTGCTTCGCTATTTGTATCTCGTTCTTGTCGAAGATGTAGAACACTAAGCCATCTTCCTCTTCCTTGCCGTTATTACCGGTCTTTACAAAGCTCTTCTGCTCTGCCTTAATGATTGCATACTCCTCGTCTTTCCATGCCCATACACGCTTGCTCTTAAAGCAGTACGCTACTGGAGTAACCTCTACGGAGTCGTTGAACTCACCGCTCTCGAAGTACTCAAGGTTAATAGGCATAATGGCAACAACCGCATTCGGGTCGGTAAGCGTTTCAAAGCTTACAATCTGCTGGAAGTAGTTCTCTAAGCTGCCAAAGCGAGGGTATTGCTCGGTGAAGTATTGCTCCTGCGTTTGGTTGTCAAAGCGAACCTCGAAGTTCTGTCTGTTCCAAACACGACCTGCAATGTTTACAGCCTTGTGGAAGTAAGGGACAGTAATCGGTCGGTAGATAGCCTTACGATAGTTAAACTCGTGAGGTAGTTCGTTGGGTGCTTTCTCTCGAAATAACTTTTCGGGGAATGCGTCATAGTCCGAATGGATACGCAGACGCTCTGCCATCTCTACGCACTCTTTATAAGTAGGATAGAAGTCAGGAACGTAATACTTGTTCGACCTCTTCTTCTGCTCATAAATGGCATACTCCTTGGCAATCTTTGAAAGCAGTTCTTCTGCTAATTCAAGGATCATCGTTTGCCTCCTCTTGTTCTACACTTACACATAGCGTTTATTCTTTAAAAGGACATCCCAATCCCACTTCTTTACAATCTCCCAATCCTCCCCCAAAATTAACATAATTTCATCTAAGGATTTTTGACCTTTAAAATCTTCTTTGTTAGAATATTCCGTATAAATCCATGCAGTCTTTTGAATGGCTTCTAAGGAAGCTTCTATAATCATAGCCTCTGCACCTTGGGTATCCATCCATAAGAAGTCAATCTTATCAATTCCCTTCGCATCGCAGTAGCCACTAAGGGTAGTGCATTTGATTTGCACCTTGTGCTGGAAGTTAATATCGGGATGCTCCACTAAGTGGTTGCTAGGCTGGAGTAGGCTGGAAGAACAAGTCCATTGTGCGCCAGGTCTTTCGCTTAACCAAAAGTCTGTCATACCCTCCTTATCGGAAATGGCTTTGTAATTTACCACTACATTACTAGGCATTCTCGTAAGCTGGTTGCGAGGGTCGCACTCAAATGCGTGTACAACGCTATTAGAGACCTCTGCAAGCACTATCGTGTCTTCTCCCTTATGTGCGCCTATCTCTACAATTATAGGGGATTCTACGCCCTTTAAAACTCTTCGGATAATCGAATGTATCTCTTTCATATAATCAAGTCTTTAAAATCCTCTACCTTGCCCTTTATAATAAAAGACATATCCTGCACTCTAATCATAAAGGTAGGTGTTCCATCGGCACAATCGTGCATTGTAATGGCAAAATCAATAATATCAATAGCAAATAGAGCTGGTTTCCAGTTGTAATTGGTAGACTCCATAGGAGGAGATATACCCAAAGCATCGTAATCTATCTGCACACCCTCTTCAGGGCGATTATGGGCGCACTCACAAATAAGGAAGCCCTCACTTACAACTGGCTTGTTGTACACTAGCTTTGATTCTTTCATAGATGCTGTATTTTTTTAAGAACTTTTGCTTGAATTTATTTACCTCTAAGACTTGCTTATCGTAGTCTACACTCGATATGATTTCGTTTATTTCGTTTAGAGCGTGTCTCGGAGACTCGTAAGACTTCAGCTCTATCGCAAAAGGCATATGCTTCTTTATGTTCCTTGCCCCAACGTAAATAGGAATGCAAGAACACATCACAGCATCTATAATCTTATCTGATATGTAGTCATCCCAAATGCCATTCTCCATACAGATAGAGAACTTATAAGGCAGCAAGCCGTAAGACTTATTGCCTAACTCACCCTTTACGCCTCTATAATTAAGACCTCTGCCGAAGACATCGCAAGTGTTAGTGCCTGCAAGCATCCTGGCTATATTGTGCCTATGCTCGTAGAAGCCTCCACGGATACCCGAAGTAATCATAGAAAGCGTTTTGGTCTTTTCGATAGGCTGGAGGTACTCTTCGACATCTCCGTCCATGTGGTAGAACATTCCAGCAGGAAAGCCTACTAAGTTGCCCTCTATGCCGTAAGCCTCAGGCTCTGTGCAAGTGTAAACAACATCGCAGTAGCTGCCAATGTTTCTGTCAAAGAAGTTATGATCAGGTGGCTCTTGTATAAAGCCTATCACATTGCTCTTAGGGACCTTTATATCGAAGTCCTTCTTGTCATTGAATATCACAAGCCACTCGTAAGAGTCATCGTTAACAAAGTGTAGGTTGTCCTTAAACTGTTTGGTGCTTACATATTGGTCAATAATCCTATCATGAATAGCAAAGCTATCGCACCAATTTGTTATGACTCTTATCTTAGTAGGCTTTTCCAAAATTATGGGTAGTTTAATCATGCAATCGAGCTAACAAATCTGCGCTTTGCTTTTGCTTGATTCTCTCGGTTGCTAGCAGCAAGGTCTTTGCCTCTATAAAATTCAATTCGTTCTTCATCACCATGCTTAATTGTAGTAAGCCCGAAGGAGAACTTACGCCTATCAATGCTGAACTTTTGGTCTAAGCGGTAGTAGAAGTCTATGTCATCCCATCCCCAGCCATCTACCACTTCGTTGTAGCCTCTAACAGCAAGGAAGTCTCTCTTCCAAACAAAACAACAGCCAGTGCCATCTCCATACTCCCAGCCAGTAACGTAGCTTCCATCTACAAGAACTTTAGAGACATGGTAATGCAAGAACTTTGGCTCAAGGAGCGCATCTGCATCTAAGAAGAAAAGGATGTCTCCACGGGCTTCTAATGCCCCAATGTTTCTTGCCCTGCTAAGGTTAAAGTAATCTCCGCAATCGGTAGCCTTTACAGCCTTAACCTTCGGGTTGTCCAATGAGGCAACATAGTCGTAGCTATTGTCAGGGTCAGCATAATCTACCACGATAATCTCGTAGGTAGTCTTGCCAATCTGCTCAAGCCATGTGGGAAGAGCTTCCTTCAAGTGGTGGAGTCTTCCTTTGCAGGTGGTTATAATGCTTACTTTCATCGTGCAACAAGTACTTTTTGCTTTGCAGCGTGTTTGTCTTTTGCTAAGTAGTGCCACTTGTATTTGTGTAGCAATCCTAATTCAGAATGGTATTTGCGGATGAGCCTATCGGAGTACTCCCACGCAGAGATATGCGTGAAGCCTATGCCTCCGTAAAGTCCTAAGAAGTAATACCTTTCGTTCATGCCAGCAATGTCCCTTAAAGGCTCTAAGTACTGAAACATGATAGGGTTAACGCCTGCAAACGGATCTAACTCAAACTGAGCGCAAGCTATGTTGTAAGCAAGCTCATCAGGGTAAGTGCCTCCCCATGGCATAGCAAGCCTATCAATAGGAATACCGTTATCGATATTATCCCTTACCTTTTCGTAGAACTTGGTAAGCTTCGCTCCTTTTTTAAGATACATGAACGAGCTGTTAATAGCCGTAACCTCGGCATCTTCTTTAAGCTTATGAATCTCCCAAATAGTCTCTAAGGTTGCCCACTGCATCTCAGGGAAGCTATTCCCATCTCTCTTTAGGTTTCCCTTAGGAGTCTTTCCATCGGGAGTCATCCACGCAGCAGTCTGCGAGTAGAAGTAGCCATTAAGAGTCTTTAGGTGGTCTAGCAAAGGGGCGATAGGCTTCAGACAAACCGCATCTACATCTAAGTAAATGTTGTTGTCATAGATTAGGTATTTGTCTATGCGAGTCTTTGCCTTACCGGGAGAGAACTTGCCATCAACGTACAAGTCATCTTTCTCTACCTGGGTAAAGTCGTTAAACACCCACTTATCGTCATCTACGATACCCCAGTTTCCATCGTGTACAAGTTGAATTGGAATGTCCCTATCGAAGCAACGGATGGACAAGGCAAGGTTATATGCCATTTGATAGTAGGATGGCTTACCGAAAGCCATCATTATAATTCCCGTAGTCATGCCCAAATTTAGGCAATTAATTGCTAATCAACCAAAAATAAAAAAACCCCACCATATAGGTAGGGTCTAAGTAGTTGTCAGCAGCGACAATTACGGGAGGTCAAAGATACCAGCAGGTGCAGTGTATTTCTGTGGCAACTCGTTCGGGCCAATAGAGGCACGAGCTGTACAGTTAAACATCTGAAGTTCTTTGTTGTTTGCAGGGACCATCACTGGGTTACATACAAAGTTCACTTTGTTGTTCACAACCAACACCTCGTCACTTCCGCAAAGGAATAATACCAATTCGGTTGTGCGTGTGTTAAGCTGAGAGTAAAAGCTTACGTTTGCGCTGTTAGTGTTAGCATCCTGCCAAGTAGCGGTGAAGTTAAATCCGTTAAGGATTGTATCAGGACCGCAGCCAACTGGATTATCTCCTTCTACGGGAGAGGCATCAGGTACTGTTCCACGAATGTTTTTGATAACCTTCAGGTTACCAGCAGCAATGTTTGCAGTGTATTGTGAAGCGTTAGAGTAATCAACAATTGTGTGGTCTGCTTCCAAAATACCAATTGCCGAAATACCCCCACGATCATAAACACCACAAGCTAAAAGCTGGTGATTCGGCAAAGTACCGCAGCCATATTCAAAATATGCCATGTTTTAAGATTTGGGAAT